ACGATATTGATTTAAATTTAATGGGTTATGGAGATATTATTGAATCTCTTAAAATTAATACTTCTGCAACATTTGACCCTAAACAATCAAATCAATCATCAGCAGAAAAGGCTGATAATGTTCAAAGTAGAGCCGCCAAAGCCGCAGAAGGCGCAGAAAAAAATCTTGAATCAGCACAAGAACTTTATGATGCAACTGCATTTGATAAAGCAATAACAAACTTAATTACAGAGCTTGAAAATATTCAAGTCTTGGATTTCACTAAAGGATCAAATAATCCCACAACTCTTTTTACTCTTTTGACATTCTTTCCTAATATTACATTAGAGGGAGTTGTTTACCCTACCGACAATAACACCGCTGTCTCCTCCCTTAAAAATCTTAACAATATTTTAAGCAATTATAATAATAAGGTAAACAATCATTTAATCAACGGTAAGTGGTATAAGGATAAAAGTGGAAAGATTGTTGCTCCGTTAAATCAAATTGCTCAGAAGATTGAGAAATCTGAAAATTTAGATATAATTAGAACTATTTTAAATAAGCTTTCGGGAGCATATAAAAATAAAGATGCAACTGATAAAGCATCAAAGGCTACACAAATACAAGCTCAAAAAGAGAAAAAAAAAGAAGAATTAGCCCCCCAATATTCTGTAGCAAAAAACAATGTCTCTAAATTAAATGATCAACTTTACAAATGGAGACAAGAAGCAATTTTAAATGATCAAAAACCAAGTGATTTTTACAAAATTCAACTAAAATATAGTGATAAATCAGATGTTAACCTTAAAAATTTAGAGTTAATTTATGCATATGTAAGATTAGGACATCTTTTAGAATGGATTCAAAATAATCTTTTATATTACGATAATACTAAAAAGGATAATCCTATATTTACAATTTACTACAATAAAGAAAACAATTATTGTCTAAGATTTCCTACCCAAATATCTTCTGATCCCAAAATATGTGTCATACCTAGTAAAGTAAATTCTAATAATAGTAAACTTGATAAAATCTTTAATTCTGAAACTAATTCTTTCAAACCAATTGAATGGGACGTCCTACCAAAATTACAAGAGAAAGCTCCATATTTTGTTGAGAATGAACCTAATAAGGGTAACTTAATGAATATATTTGTTAACATTGATTATACTGCTAAATGTGTCGCTGACAATACAGATTCTGATGGTAAAACAAATTTATTTAAATTTTTAACTTCTTTATTAAATAGTATTAACGATGCATTAGGTAATGTAAATAAATTAGAACCTGTTTTTGATACTGAAGTAAATCAATTAAAAATTATTGAAGGAAGTGGATTAGATAACGGATCAAATGATGATAAGATAGCAATTTTTCAAACATTTGGTATTGGAACTGAAGATATGCCTAATAGCGGCCAAGGTAGCTTTATTACCAATGTTGATTTTCAAGTTCAATTACCTCCAAATATGGCGGCTATGGCTACTATTTCTGCACAAGCTAAAGGAAATATTGTTGGAGAAAACGCTACAGGATTATCTAGATTAAACACAGGATTTATTGATAGAGTAATAACTACAAAGTTTACTAAAGATATGATTGATAATAATAATGATAGTAAAAAGAATGAAGAATTATTTATAGGAAAATTACAACAGATGGGAGCACAAATTCAAGAGTTATATACTAACTTAACATATCCTGTCAATAGTATTGATGCTCTTAAATCAATAAATCGAGATGTATCTTTATATATAACTGGAGAAGAAGCTATTGAAAATATAGCCCCTGCTCCTTTTTTTATACCTTTTAATCTATCATTAACAATGACTGGGTTATCTGGTATGGTAAATTATGAACGATTTGCTATTACTGAAGACATTCTTCCATATAGTTATCGTTCGGGAGATCAAGGAGGAGTAATTGACTTTTTAATTAAAGGTGTTTCTCATTCAATTAAAGATAATAAATGGACTACTAAAATTGAAAGTTTAAGTGTTAGCTCAAATAGAAAGAAAAAATAAATGCCTTATTATCCCGCAAATAAAATCCAAACTAATTTATTTTCTAATGGAGAATTAATTAGATTATCTGATCTAACAACATATGTGGGACCATACTATAAATTATCAAATGGGCAAGCATTTGCTGGAAAAGACCCTCAAGTTTTTAGATACCCGCAAGAATTAATAATTTCTGAGCCAATTACTCTTCCATTAGGTCCTTTAGCTCCACGAGAAGTTTTTACTGAAATACGAACTTCATTTAACACTACTGCTTTAACAAATACATATAAAAGCAATTTAAAAGAAACCCCAACAACCCAAAAAATACCTGTTCCTTTTTATCCTGACCCTGATGACCAAGATTATCAAGTGGGATATTTTACTAGATATTTTGCTAAACAAGTTAATGATTATAAATTTATAGAAATTAATCAAAAAACTTTTAAAAGTTTATTCTCTCACAATGGAGAATATTTATGGCAATTATACAATGTTACTTCATTACCTTGGCAAATTAGTGGTAATAAAGAAAAAGTAGCTATTACTAATCGAAATATAATTAAATTAGAAGAGCAAAATAATTTTAAAGGATTATCCCAATTTTTAAAAGAAAATTATTTAAAATATTATCAATTTACTAATGCTTCTAATCTATATACTGCTGGGGGAGAATATAAAACAGCTGATGGAAAAAATTATATAGGGTATTACCATATTCACGATAAAACAGGTCCTATGGTTGGTGCTACTCACACTAAAGAACCTCACGGACTTTTATTTCCTATAAACGAAAATATCTCTACTAAACATAATCAACCCTCTCAAATGAAAACCCAAACAACTAGTAGTTATACTCCACCAAGTAGTTATACTCCACCAAGTAATTATTCACCACCTTCAATAGGAGGAGGTGGTATGGGAGGAGGTGGTGGTGGAGGTTATTAAATTTGGAATCATAATTTTTAATTCATACATTTATGAAATGAATTAAATTTATGTTCTATATAGTTGAAACTCAAGAACAATTAAACAGGTTTTGTTACCAAAATTATAAAGAGGCATTTATTGAAATAATACCTTTTAACGACAACATCCACCCTGCCCTCAATTATATTTCCTTAATTTACATAAGACCCTTAAATGATACTAAAGGATATATGTTGTGTATTGACCACAATGAATCTTTATCCTTATCTTTAGAAGAAGCCACAAGAGCTCTCAGCTCAATAGAAAAAATATATGTGACAGACAAGAAATTATTTTTATATTATTTTGTGATGAGACATGCCCATCAACTCCACACCCCTCCTCCTCCTCCGTATATACATCTTCCTGTATTTGACCTATATAAATCACATTCATCTCCTAACCGCCTTATCCCTATTTCTAAACATTACGAAAAACATACTCATATTTACAATCAAATTAAAGACTTTACTTCTGTTAGTGAATTTAAAGATTTAACAATAAAATGTTTCTTTTACATCGAATCTCAAGGCATATATGTTGATCAATCTGTATTCAACACCTATTATGAAAAATATGAGACCTTGCGTAATATACACTATAATACGATATATACACAATATAACTTGAATACTACCACAAGCCGACCAAGTAACACTTTTAATGGTATTAATTTTTTAGCTATTCCAAAAAATAATGGGGCCCGAAAATCATTTATACCCAAAAACTCTAAATTCATAGAAATAGATATTTCGGCTTATCATCCTGCTTTGGCTGCTAACTTAGTTGATTTTGATTTTGGTGATAGTGATATCCATAATGCATTCGCCAAAATGTATGGTGTTTCTTATCAAGAAGCTAAAACAATCACATTTCAGCAAATGTATGGCGGTGTATTTGAAGCATACAAAGATTTGGAGTTTTTTAAAAAAATTGGATCATATATAAACGATAAATGGGAAGAGTTCAATAATTTGGGGCAAGTTATCGTACCAATTTCGGGTCATTGCCTTAAAAAGGATAAATTAGAAAACATGAATCCACAAAAGCTTTTCAATTATATTTTACAAGGGTTGGAGACCGCAAATAATGTTCGTATATTGGAATCGATGATTCGATTATTACGAGGAAAAAACACACAGATTGTATTATACACTTATGATGCTTTTTTATTGGATTGGGATGAATCAGAAGACATTTTAAATGATATTTTAAACATTTTTAAACAAAACGGGTTACAAACAAAAATAAGTTATGGAAAATCATATAATTTTGCATAATTATGATAATATTTATGAGGGAGAAACCTCATTAAATATTACAGATTTGGATAATAAATTATTGTGCACATTCGTAGATCAAAAAAATCTAGAAGCACTCATATCAAATATAATTTCATCTTATACTGTAAAGTATAATAAGATATTTGCTTTACATGTTAAAAGTACTGGAGAGTATGCACTGACATATAATATAGAAAATGGTAATATGGCATTTATACCACCAAACACCATATTAGTTCATCGAAACAAGGCAAGCAATACGCTGTACACGATTAATGCGCTAAATGAACTTATAAAATCATTAAATGGCGGTATTGTAGATACAAATTATAGGGTAGAATGGCAACACTATAAAAATAGTATTTTATTGACACAGGAGGGACAATTTAAACAATTGAATACGAAGATTTTTAAAATTGTTGAAATTTAGCTTGGAAAAGCAAAAATTATTTATTACATTTAATCATTAACCAAAAATTTTAAAGTTATGGACATTAACGAAATGAAACGTCGATTGCAAGAATTGCAATCAAAATCAACTGAGAAATCAGATGAAAAAAAGAAGGTGTTTTGGAAACCTTCTATTGGTAAACAAATGGTTCGTATTGTACCCAATAAGTACAATAATAAAAATCCGTTTACCGAATTGTATTTTTACTATGGAATTGGTAACAATACAATGTTGTCACCTATAAACTGGGGAGAACGAGATCCAATTGCTGAATTCGCTAGAGAACTTCGTAAAACTAGCGATAAGGAAAATTGGAGATTGGCTCGCAAATTGGATGCAAAAGTCCGTATTTTTGCTCCGGTTGTTGTTCGTGGTGAAGAAGATCAAGGTGTTCGTTTGTGGCAATTTGGTAAAGAAACCTATATGGATTTCTTGAATTTAGCTGATAACGAAGACGTAGGTGATTTTACAGATGTTGCAATTGGCAGAGACATTATCTTGACAACGGTTGGACCTGAAACTACAGGTACACCATACAACAAGACAAGTATTATGCCTCGCACTAAAGAAACCTCAGTTTCTGATAATGAAACATATGTAAAAAGTATTTTGGAAAATCAACCTAATCCAATAGAATCCTTTAGAAGGTATTCATTTGAGGAAATGAAAACGGCTCTTCAAACATGGTTGGCTCCTGAAACTGAAGATGAAGAAACATCATCTTCTGCTCCTGAAAAACCAGCTACAAATTATGCTACTAAAAATGCTCCAAAAGCAAATAAAGCAGAAAAATTTGATAGCTTGTTTGATGAGGATACTGAACATAACTCTGACGATCTTCCATTTTAAATTAGAAAGCATTTATGGCTCGTAAAAAAAGCGAATCGCTAACGGCGGCAGTATCCGCCGAACTTAGATCAGGATTTGATTTGAATAAATTTAAATCCAAAAAAATGCTTAATTCAAGTGTTAAATTTAAAGATCAAAGATGGATTCCTTTGAGCCCTGCTTTCCAAGCAACAACATCTGTACCAGGTATTCCGATGGGCCACATAGTTTTATTACGTGGTCACTCGGACACTGGTAAAACAACAGCGATGATTGAAGCCGCAGTATCAGCCCAAAAAGTAGGGGTGTTACCTGTTTTTATTGTTACTGAGATGAAATGGAATTGGGAACATGCAACTCAAATGGGATTACAGGTTGAGCGTATTGTAGATGAAACAACAGGTGAGTTGTTAGATTATGAAGGTAATTTTTTATATGTTGATAGAGAAACGCTTCATACTATTGAAGATGTAGCAGCATTTATATTAGATTTATTAGACGAACAGAAGAAAGGCAATCTTCCGTATGATTTGTTATTTTTGTGGGATTCAATAGGTTCTGTACCATGTGAACTTTCAATTAAATCT